TCACTTTTTGGCTGTTTTTGTCCCACTTTTTTCCGACCCCGAAACTCGTGGGACATTTTTGTCCTCATTTCGTTCCAGGCTGAGGTGCTTGATGCCCTCCTTCGCGAGCCGCCGGCGGTTCGCTTTCGACGTGTATAGCGTCGTCTGTTGCTTGGTCGTCCATCCAAAAATTGCCATCAGCTGATCGTCGGTCGCGCCGTTTTCTGCAGCGATCGTCGCGCCCGCTTTTCGGAGCCCGTGAACCGTGCAATGGAATAGCTTCGCCTCGTCGCACCATTTTCGGAAGCGGTTCCCGAAACCGTCTTCGGTGAACGGGCGGCCATAGTCGTTGATCAGCCAAGTCAGATCCCCAGTCGGGGAGGCGGCGACCGTTTCCTCCAAGCAGGAGAGCAGAGGGATTTCGACGAGGACATTCGACGAGCTTGCGGTCTTCTGTGGTCGCATGACGATCCAGCCGTTCTGTAGGTGCTGGCGTCCAAGGATGATGAGATCACTGCGGCGTAGGCCGGTGAAGAGAGCAATGTGCAGCGCAAGCCGCGCCTTGCTGCCGCGCGGGTGCTTCGCCTCGTATTGGCGAACTTCCTCGATCGTCCATGTATGGAAGCCTTCGCCGGATTTCTGCCGCTTGATTCCGGCGCAGGGGTTGGTCCGCGCCAAGTCGTTCTCCACGGCCCATGCGAACATAGCCGAGAGCGCCTTCACGACGTTGTTACGGGCGCCCATGGTTTGGCGGATCTCGTCCCGGACTTCCGTTATGTGCCGGCGCTCCATCAGCGCGAAAGGCAGGTCGCCTCGCTTCAGCTTCCCCGGCCTGCCGTCCTTGTCAGGCTTGATGGTCTCGCAGATCTCTTCAATCATGCGGATCCGACGCTCCATCAGATCGACCGAGATCGTGCCGCGCGCGCGGCGCTTGTACTCCTGCAGCAACCAGCGGAGCGTGCCCTTGGCGGCCGGTGGAGCGACCGGATGCTCCGCCAGCGGCCGGTCGTCCTTTGCGTAAGGTACGCCGAGTCGGGCGCAGGCCACTTCCTGCTCAAACTCCGCCGTCCCCGGCTGCTCACGAAGTCTGACCTTCGGTCGCCCGGGTGCGCGGAAATAGTAGCGCGGCTCCTTCTTACGGAAATCGCGATCGAGAACGACGCCTTTTGGCAGCTTCGGATACATCTTGCTCATGCATCCCAAGGATTGCTGCCGTCCGGCTCGGCGTCAAGCTCGCCTTCGCGCTCCTGGTGCGGGAGATTCCGGAATGCCTCGGCGATCTCCGTGACATCGTAGACCAGCCGTCCGCCGATTTTTCGCGGCTTGGGCATGGTGCCGGCCATCACAGCCTTGTCGAATAACGAGACGCTGATGCCGACGAGGGCTGCGGCCTGTTCGCGGTTGACACCAAGCGGCGGCAGGGAGAGGGGCAGGATCTCGGCTCTTTGCGCTTTCATCAGGCGACCTCCTCGCAGCGCATCGCTCGCCTTGCCAGCTCGCGCCGCAGAGCGTTGCGCTTGCGCGTGACGAGCTCGAGATGTTCAGGGTGAGGCCGGACGCAGAGGCGGTTGCGGCAGACGTGATCGAGTTCTTTTTTCCCAGGGATGTAGCCGTGCTCATTGGTCCACATCACCAGGTGGACGGCGACCGTCTGTCCGCTGAGAGACATGCGCGGGTAACCTGCGCCGCGACCCTCTTCGCCTGACGTCGGCCCGGTCCACAGCCAGCATCCGGTAGCATCGTCGATCCGGACGCGCGCCATGATCTTGGCGCGGATCTCGTCGCGCCTGCTCATCTTGGCGACCTCGGCCAGATAGGACCGAAGTCAACAACGACGCTGCGTACGGTGTCTTCAGAGCCGACGAACACAGGCGGCTGGTGGCCGCCCGCTAGGACCGAAAGGTATATGCGGCCTGTCCGGCTGATCTCATCGATCTCTTCCGGCGACAGCTCCCAGCACGACACGCATGCGTGAACATTTCGGAAGACGTACATGTCTTGTACGTTCTCCGCGCCGTGCGGCGCCTTCATCAAAACGTTGGCGCCCTCGAAGTGAGTTGGAACACCCATCACCCCACCTCCCTCGGTTGGGGCGCGTGGGTGTCAGGTTTTGTCATGCTGCCATCCTCCGAGGGGTGGAGATGGCCCGAAGGCCATCCCTTATGTTGCCGGCGTGAAGTCGACGTAGAACGTGTCCCCGGACGCGAACTTGCCGAACAGTGCCGGATTGGCGACGACGATGGCGAAGTCCACAGAAGGCGAGAACTTCGAGAACGTATTGTCCTCGTCGCTGCCATCGGCCGGATAGCCGCCGTTCTTCGCAACGCCGTGGAAGCGCAGCGTCTCGTTGATGGTCTCGCCCGTCTCCGGGTTTCGATACGGGATGCAGGAACCTACCCGCACCTTTGCGCGCATGCTGCTCATGTCTTTCCTTTCGTGCGGTCATTGATCTAGATGCTCCCTCAGCTCGGCGACCGTCATTTCCGGGTCGAGGTTTTCGAGAAACAGAAGAATGGTCTTGCGGGTGACGGCCACGTCGCCACGGTTGACGGTGCGACGGGGGCTGAAGCCTCCGGTCGGAAGCCGCCCACCAGCGGCGAGTTCGAGTGCTTCTTCGACGTCAGCTTGCATCGGTCGAGCCCTCCGTGGTGGCGAGGGCTGCGCGCTTGTCCTGCTCGTCGTTGTAGTGTCGGATCGCGGCGGTGATGCTTCCGCATCCGGGTCCGAGATAGTCGCACTTCACGCATTCAACGTGGCGCCAGCCGTTGTCGTAGGTGAAGACATTGAGGTTGTCGGTGTCCTTGCAGTTGGGGCACGGCTTCATCTTCGGATAGGCCATCACTTCATCTCCTCCTAGTCGAGGAAGTAGCCCTTGCCGCACACGGCACAGCGATATCGCTCGCCGTCCATGCCGCCGCCAACTTCCTTCATGTTCGGGCAATCTCGGGTGGATGGATCAGCGATGCCGCAAGGCTGCGGCCCTTCCACATGATCCTTGGGTGATGGGGATGCGGCCCGAACAATTGACAGTAGATCAACGGCGGAGATGGTGAGGCCCAAGACGCGAGCTTGTTTCCGCGCGCTTTGGAAAGCCTGCCACTCTGCCTCAGCCAGCCGCTCTTCAGGTTCATCGCCGAGCACATTCGCTTCGGGTGCTGGGTCGGCTGAAAGCAGACGGACCACATGGGACAAGGCCATCGCCTGATAGCCTTGGTTTGTGATCTCTGCATCAGGCATCCCGAAAAGCCGGAAGAGCTTGAAGCGCTGATGGTCAGTCAAGTCCCGGAAGAACCAGAGACTAAGCTTTCGACCAGCCATGTCGGGGGTGACAGAGTTTGTCATGCTCGTCATGACTGATCCTCTTCCTCAGCGTTGATGCGCTCGACGACCGTGGCAGCTTCCCGCGCCTCGTTGGCCGTTACGATAAGTGTCTCATGTCCGCTTAGATCGTTTTCACGCGCAAAGTCTGCGCACCCCAACAGCGGCTGGATGGCTTCAATAAGTGCCTTACGATCCTGCAGAAGGCTGTCGGCTGCAGCGCGCATGGCGTCTCGGCTCGCCTCGGCATCACGGCGCAATCGCCACTGTTCCGCGCGGGCTTCTTCGGCTGCTGCAAGCTTGGCGGCAAGGCGGACAATCGAAAACGGATCATCGCCGGTTGTCTCGTCGCAAAGCTCTTCTTCGTCCGAGAGGCGTTTGATGCCAGCACGAAGCTCGTCGCGCTCTTTCAGAAGGCGAACGGCGTTCTCGAAGGTGATCTGTTCGCTGATTGCGGTGCTTTTCCATGCCGCGAGCAGCCGTTCAACGATCTGCTGGCCTGCGTCATCGTCCTTGTCACCGTATTCGTCGTCACGGAAGTTGATGGCCGTGTAGATCAGATCCTGATCGTCGGGCTTCCACTCTATATTGAGCTTAGGACCCTCGAAGTTGCTCCAATCGAGCGGCGGCTCCTTCCCCTCCATTTGTGACTCGGGAGCGGGGGTGCCGATCTTGTGCGGAAGATCGTTTTTCTCACTGGTGCTGTTGAACTTGGCGACTACTGCCTGCTCAATATCGATGCCCGCCGTTATAGCGCAGAGCACAGCGCAATGAATGACGTCGGCCAGTTCTTCGCCCAGGTGCTCGACCGTATCACGCGAGCCGCGCCAACCGTGGCGCTCACGCTCGAGCTTCTTGATGACGTTCTGAGCTTCTCCGCATTCTCCGCCGAGCTCATTTCCTCGAAAGGACAGGTCCGGCTTCTGGTCCGGGCACCAGTCCTCCTGCCGCGCGACGTGAGCAGACTGCAGTTGCCGCAGAGTTAGGAAAGAGAAAGAATGATCGGTCATTTAGCCGGCCCTCACCTTGGTTGGCATCAGGATGATGTAATTATGGTCGTCGCCCTTGCGGCGGAGCAGGGCGGGAGCGGCGTCCTTGCCGACCCTGATCTCGGCATCGTCGCCATCGAGATGGGACAGCGCCTGGTCGACGAATCGACCATTGAAGCCGGTGACCAGATCGCCGGTGGAGGTCACGGCAATCTCGTCCTCGCCTTCGCCCGCCTTCGCGTCCCTTGCGGCGAGCGCCAGTCGGTCGGCCGTGAAGTCGAAGCTCATGCCAAAGCCGGCATCCGGCGTGGCGATGATGACGCGGTTGATCGCACCGGCGAGCGCCTGCGCGCTAAAGCCGGCCGTGATACTGTCCTTGGCCGGCATGATGCGCACGTAGTCGGGGAATGTACCGTCGATCAGCTTGGTGATCATGCGGACCTTGCCGACGGCCACCACCAGCTTTTCCTTCGAGATCTGCAGTTCGGCATCCTCTCCCGATCCGAGGATCTTGGTGATCGGGCCAATGGCCTCGTTCGGCACAATGATGCCGGGGATGGTCGAGATGTCCTGATCGAATTCGATTGCCGGAAGCGTCCGCTTCGCCAGCACCCGCCCGTTCGTGGCAACCAGGTGCATTCCCTTCGCATCCGCATGCAGATAAACGCCACACAGATAAGGACGGTCTGCCGCCGTCTCTGCAGCGAAGGCCACACCGTCGATCGCCTTTTGCATTGACGAGGCGTTGAGGCTCGCGGAATGTTGGGCTTTGCCGGCATCCAGCTTGGGATAATCCTGACCGTTCATCGCGGGGAGCTTGAGGCGCGACTTGCCGGAGCGGATCTGCGCCTGCTGACCGTTGTCAATCAGATCGATGGTGATGCGCGTATCGGGCGCAGCCTTGACGATCGCCAGCAGGCGCGCGGCGGGGCAGGTGAAGGGCGGCAGATCGCCCTCGACGTCCGCCTCGCAGTGGCTGCGGATCTCCATGCTGAGATTGCCGCCGGTCAAGGTGATGCCGTTGTCATCTTTCTCGATGAGCACGTCCGAGAGGATCGGGACGGTGTTCTTTCCCTTCACGGCGTCATTGACGACGTTCAGCGCCGCCAGCAGGGCGGCCTTTTCAGTTTTCAGCATGGGTGGAGACCTTCTGGCCGGTGAGGAGCGCGGCGATGCGCTTCTCGGTAGACGGGGGGGCAAGCCCTTCTGGGGCTTCGCGATAGAGAAGCTCGAGCGCTTCGTCGGTTTCGCCGGTGGCAATCAGCCGGTAGAGGCGCTCCGCCCACGGCGCTTCTGTCTCGAAGTGTTCTTCGTACCATTCGACGATTTCATCATCGCTGAAGGCGTCGAGGTCGACATTGACCGACACTGCAATGGTGAGCGGCGGCAGCTTGCGCATCTCTGGCGGAAGGGACGCGAGCCAATTCCGGAGGGACGTCTGGCGAGGGTTGCCGAAGTCAATGGTGATGGTCTTGCCGACGACAGCCATGTCATCGGCCCTCCGTCATGCCGAGGGCCTGAAGATATGTGTCGAGGATAAGATCTTCCTCCATCCGCTCCTGGTCGTCCTTCTTTCGAAGTGCGATCACGCGCTTCAGGATCTTCGTGTCGAATCCCATCGATTTGGCCTCGCCGTAAACATCCTTGATGTCCGTCCCGATCGTGGCCTTCTCTTCCTCCAGCCGCTCAATCCGCTCGACGAACGCGCGCAGCTGATCCCTTGCCACGCCGTGAGCGTCTGCATTTCCAGTCTCCGCAGGCGTCAGCGCCTCAGCCTGGCCTGTTTCGGGCTCGGCCTTGCCCTTGGCTTTCCGCGTGATCGCCTTCGCCGCTGCCTTGACGGCAGCCTCGGGAGGCCGGCCGGCAACAGCCATGGGATTGAAGTCTTCGGTTTGCATGATGCACCTCAGAACGGGATGTCATCATCGAGGTCGCGGCTGAAGCCGCCACCTGACGAGGATGAGGTTGAACGGGAGGATTGCCCGGTGGCGCGATCGTCGGCGTAGCCATAGTCGCCGGCACCATTGCCGCCGGCGCGATAGCCCGACCCGCCGCCCTGGCCGGTCAGCATGATCATCTTGGCGTCGAAGCCCTGCAGGACGATCTCGGTCGAGTAGCGGTCATTGCCGCTCTGGTCCTGCCACTTGCGGGTGGCGAGCTGGCCCTCAATGTAGATCTTGTGGCCCTTCTTCACGTACTGCTCGACAACCTTGCAGAGGTTCTCGTTGAAGATAACGACGGTGTGCCATTCGGTCTTTTCGCGCTTTTCGCCGGTGTTGCGGTCCTTCCAGCTTTCGGTGGTCGCAAGCCGGATGTTGGCGATCGGCCGACCGTCCTGGGTGCGGCGGATTTCAGGATCCGCGCCGAGGTTGCCGATGAGCGTGACCTTGTTGAGGTATCCAGCCATCACGCAGCCTCCGCCGCATCAACCTGTCCCGACATTGCGGGGACGGGCCATGACAGGACTATTGCGACGAGAGCGGTCGCGAGCATCAGGACGGCACCAGGCTCGGTTATTGCGCGCGCGTCTCCCTCGATCAGCCGCTCTGCAAATTCAACGGCGGCGTGCAGGTCGAGGGGGGCGACCGCACACGCGCCGTCCTTCTCCTGCAGCGCTACGGCGCCAGAGGAGAAGCTGCGGGCGAGAGGCGACCCGTCCTTATGGACGCCTCCCGTCATCATGCCGGCCTCTTCCGTGAGGCAGAGTACGCGCCCGCTCAACGGAAAGGCTTTGATCGGCTTTACAAGGATCTCTGTCATCACGCCCTCAAGGCTCTGGCCGCCGCGGCAACCGCCGCCTGCGACACGATGTTTTCAAACCCGATCAGTGATCGAGCCATTTCGGAAAAGGCTTCCTCGGCCTTGGCCGCACCCCATAGTCGGATTGCTCCGGTCGTCTTCGGGGGCTGGCTCGCCGGAAACTGGGAGGCGCTGCGGGAGCCGAAGAGCGCGATGGCTTCGGCGCGGCAAATGCGATCGTCCATGGACTTGATCAGCTTGCGCTGGTGCGCCGTCCAGAACTCGGGCAGGGGCAGCCGGGCGGCGGCATAGATTGCGCCGTCCCATCCGGCCTTGGCGCGCTGGATCGCTTCGCGGATTGCCAGTGTCGGCAGGAGCCCGACGAGCAGGTCTTCCATCGGTCGGGTGATGTCGCCGAGCGCCCATTCATGCCCGTCATGGAGCAGGAAGAGCGCCGCCTCAAGCGAGGTGCCTCCTTCGTTGAGGATGGCCTGGGCACCCATGACGGAGTGCTGGGCGATGGAAATGCCGCGCCCGTTGAACCGGCGAAGGCCCGACAGCGTCAGTGCCATTTCCTGGAAGCAGACGAAGGATTGGTCGGGCGCCGCCAGGTCCATGACGGAGCCGTCATTGCAGAATGACCAGACCGGCTTGCTTGCCAGTCGGGGCAGGGGGAGGGGCTGGCGAGCGGCGACCGTCATCAGAGGTTTACCGCCGATGCGAAGCCGAGGCCAAGCGCCACAACCGCCGACAGAAGGTAAGCCAGGGGCTCATTCCATGCGGTCAGACGATCGGTCAGGATTTCAAGGAGGCGGGGGTCGCAGCGGCGCTCGCGGGCGCGGTCCGTGAAAAGATCGGCCGAGCTCATGGCGCCACCTGCCGGATGGACTGGCGACGGGCAATCTCGGTTGCGCGCGGAGCGAGGCGCTTGATGGTGGCGGCCGTCCAGCCGCGGGCCATCAGGGCCTTGTCATCGGTATTCTGGCCGGCAAAGGCCAGTTCGCGCAGATCATCTGCCATCCGCTCCTCAAGGGAGCGGATGCATCGCGGCGGCAGTTGCCGGGGTTGCGGTGCGGGTTCAAAGCGGATCATCGCTGCATCTCCTGTATGGGATGCAGTAATGATTACCCATTATGGGGAAGAAGTAAACCCCATTTTGGGGAACATACGCAGCGATGCATGTTCGGTGGCAATTATGCCAGCTTCAGTCTGCCCTGGATGCCACCGGCTCGCTCTACTCTTTTCACCTGGAGGCGAGGGATTGCCGCAAAGATCTCACCTATCCATTCCAGGTGAACATTCTCAATCGGAGCGGCATTGAAGGACATTAATGTCACCGAGCCATTGCCGCCCTTCATGATCGTCTTAAGGAAACGGCGGCCATCCGCTGTGCGAACCGCCGCTTCTTCGCCGAAGAACGCGCTCAGCGGGCGCTTTTGCTCCCGATAGACAATCAGTACGTGGCCATCCTTGTAGACCGGCAACATTGAATCGCCGCGCACTTCCAGTGCGATCATGTCTTCCGGAAGCGGAAAAGGTACATGGATCTGCTCCAGACCTTCAGGCGGGATTTGTTCGAACTCGGGCATGATCTCAGAACCTGCGCCAATATACCCCATCAACGGAACGGAGCTGTGGTCGAGATCATCTAGAATGTCCGCAGGTCGCACTCCGAAGGCCTTGGCGGCCTGGGCTATATAGTCCGCCGTCAGGCGGCGTTCACCTCGCTCCAGCTTGATGAACTGGCTGCGAGAGACACCCATCTCTTCCGCTGCCTTTTCGTGCGTCCATCCGCGCTCTTCACGTAGTGTTCTTAGCTTGCTTCCCATACTGGGTAAGATCGCAGAACGACCAGCGGTCTGTCGCTCCCCATTTTGGGGTTGACCAACTTCCCCACTTTGGGTAACGTCAGCGGCATGAAGCTGATCGACTACATGACGAGCAACTCTATTGCCCCCGAGGACATGGCCGACTTGATCGGTGAGGTCTCGGCGTCTGGTGTTCGTAAGTGGATGAGCGGCGATCGGGTTCCCCGTCCGGAGCAGATGCGAAAGATCTCTCGCGTCACCGGTGGCCTGGTGCAACCCAACGACTTTGTCCTGGATGCCAGGGAGGCTGCTGAATGATGTGGTCTCGCTGGTCATGTGGTCCCCCTTGATTTGATGGGATGACCTTACGGGCGCGGGCCGCGCTCATCACTGAAAGAAACGACTGAAAAATTTCCTTGTTTTTCAGGGAGGAAGACGTGCGCACAATTTCCGACAAGCAGGGCATGACGCTGAAGGCCGCGACCCGCCGCGCCATCGACATGGCGGGCGGCGGCGATGCCTTTCAGCACGTGACGCGCGTCAAGGCCGGCAACATTTCCAAGTATGGATCGAATGGCGAGGACAACCTCGACAAGTTCATGCCGATCGACGTTGCGGTCGAGGCTGACATCGAAGCGAATTCTCCCATCATCGTTTCCGCCATGGCCGAAATGCTCGGTTACAAGCTGGTTCCGCTTTCCGGCGGAACTGAAGCCGCGGCGGATGCCTTGGCAATCGCCGACGTCCTGAAGATCGCCAACGAAATGGGCGACGTCGTGCGCGCCACAACCGAAGCACTTGCCGACGGGCATGTGGACGGAGCAGAGCGCAAGGAGATCACCCGCCAGATCGACGAGGCAATGCAGGCGCTGAAGGCCCTGATGAAGAAGGTCGGCGCGTGATGAAGAAAACGACGCTCCTTCGCACCAATGCCTATCGCCGCAATCCGGCAGCTTTCCTGAACATCGCCGGCTACGAGGAGCCGGAAACCGACAATGCCGTCTTCTCCTACCTGTCTCTGACTGGCGAGGATCGAGATGCACTGATCGATGTCGAAAGCGACATCTGCTACCGCGATCCCTGCGCCCGCAGATGCGGAGCGCTGTCATGAGCACGCGCAAGTTCGAGTGGACGCCGGACAATGTGGCGAAGGCGCAGGAAATGTGGCGCGATGACAAGCCTGCAGCAGACATTGCGTCCGCGCTTGGCACGAGCCGCAGTTCCGTTCTCGGCAAGGCCGCCAGACTTCGCGACCGGTTTCCCCTGCGAGATCCTCTGAAGTCCAAAACGATGGATGCGGTAGCGCGCCGTGATGGTGTGGAGCGCCGGAGAGCGAGCAGCCCGCGGATGCGCGCCAAGCCCGCGCCCGTCAACAAGGTGCGCCAGCGCGCGCTTGAACGCGCCAGGACGGAAGTTCCGAATTGGGCTGACAGCGTGCAGATCCTGCCGAAATCCGACCTGTCACGCTTCCGGCTGGAGAGCGTCGAACCAGTCGCCTTCGTCGATCTCGGTCGCCGGCAGTGCCGTTTTCCGCTGGAGTGCTTCGAAGTGAAGTCGGGACCACGAACGCCGTGCTGCGGGGCGGAGACGGAGATCGGGATCGACTATTGCGGAGCGCATCTTGTCGTCATGGCGGGGAGGATCGACTGATGGATTATGAGGCCTTCCTGCAGCAGAAGCGGATCCTCGATCCATCCACCGGCATTACCGGCACGATAGAGCTTCCGGAATTCCTGTTTCCACACCAGCGCGACATCACCCGATGGGCGCTCAGGCGGGGCAGGGCGGCGATCTTTGCGGGGACCGGTCTCGGCAAGACGCTGATGGAATTGGTCTGGGCGCACCGCGTGTCCAGCTTCACCGGCCGTCCGGTCCTTCTTCTTGCGCCGCTCGCCGTCAGTCACCAGCACATGCGCGAAGCGGAGAAGTTCTCCATCTCGGCGCAGGTGGTGAGCGCGCGCGGTGAGGGCGAGATCGACATCTCCAACTATCAGAAGCTCGACCACTTCGACCTGTCCGGCTTCGGAGGCGTGGCGCTCGACGAGAGTTCCGTCCTTAAGAATGTCGACGGGCACTACCGGACGAAGCTGGTGATCGAATGCCATCGGGTGCCGTTCCGGCTCGCCGCTACCGCCACGCCTGCGCCGAACGACTTCATGGAGCTCGGCAACCACGCCGAGTTCCTGGGTGTGATGCGCTTCACCGACATGCTGGCGACCTTCTTTGTCCATGATGGCGGTGACACGAAGAAGTGGCGCCTGAAGGGTCATGCCGAGGAAGACTTCTGGCGCTGGATGGCCTCATGGGCCGTGATGCTGCGCAAGCCGTCCGACCTCGGCTATTCCGACGATGGCTATGACCTGCCACCGCTCAACTATCACCACCACACCGTGCAGGCGGAATACAAGCCGAACCTTGAGACGGGCCTGCTCTTCCCGATGGAGGCGAAGAGCCTTGCGGAGCGCCTGGCGGTGCGGCGCGACAGCGTCGAGAGACGCGTCAACATGGCGGTCGCCATGACGCCCAAGGACCGGCCGTTCGTCTGGTGGTGCAACCTCAACAGCGAAGCCGAGATGCTGGCGAAGCTGATCCCCGGCGCCGTCAACCTGTCCGGATCCGACACGGAAGGCGACAAGGAACGCAAGCTCAAGGCCTTCTCCGACGGGCGCATTACGCACCTGATCACCAAGCCGTCGATCGCAGGCTTCGGCATGAACTGGCAGCATTGCGCCGATACCGGCTTCGTCGGGCTGAATGACAGTTTCGAGCAGGTCTATCAGGCGATCCGCCGCTTCTGGCGATTCGGGCAGGGTCAGCCGGTCAACGCGCATTTCATTGCCGACGAGCGGGAGGGCGCCGTCGTCTCCAACCTGCGCCGCAAGGAAGAGGATGCCGAGCGCATGGCGGAATCCATGGTGCGGCATATGGCGGACCTCTCTTCCGAAGCGGTGCGGGGCCTTTCCCGCGACGTGCCCGACTATTCGCCCGCCAAGGCGATGACCATTCCCCAATGGATGACCGGAGAAGCCGCATGATCAACGCCGTCGACCAGCTGATCACCGACCGCTATGCCGTATACCAGGGCGACTGCTGCGAGTTGATCCGCGCCGTGCCGGATGCCAGCGTGCATTTCGGGATCCATTCTCCGCCGTTCGAGGGGCTCTACCGCTTCTCGAACTATGACCGGGACATCTCTAACAACGACGGCGAGGACTTCTGGCGACATTATGGCTTCCTGATCGCCGAGCTGCTGCGCGTGACGAAGCCTGGACGCCTGCATTCGGTTCACTGCATGCAGTTGCCAACGTCGAAGAACCGAGACGGTTTCATCGGCATGCGCGACTTCCGCGGCGAGGTGATCCGCGCTTACCAGGCCGCAGGCTGGATATTCCATTCCGAGGTCTGCATCTGGAAGGATCCGGTGGTCGCGCAGCAGCGCACCAAGAGCATCCGGCTGCTACACAAGCAGATCATGAAGGACTCGACGCTCTCCGGTATGGGGTTGGCCGACTATGTCGTGACCTTCCGCAAGCCCGGAGACAATGCCGAGCCAGTGAGCGGCATGTTCGACACCTTTCACGGCGAAGGGCTGGACATCAGCCAGGACGGATACGAGCAGTATTGCCGGGGGATGAATCCCGGACAGAAGCCGTGGCCGCTCGATATGTGGCGGTCGGTTCTGGTGTGGCAGCGCTACGCCTCGCCGGTCTGGTCCGATATCCGCCAGACCCGCACCCTGCAGTATCGCATGGCACGCGATCATAAGGACGAGCAGCACATCTCGCCGCTGCAGCTCGACGTCATCGAGCGCTGCCTCGATCTGTGGTCGGCGCCGGGGGAAACGGTGCTGACGCCGTTCCTTGGAATCGGGTCGGAGGTTTTCGCCGCAGTGGACATGGGCCGGCGCGGGATCGGCTTCGAACTGAAGCCCTCCTATTACGCGCAGGCGGTGCGCAACCTCGCCGAACTGGACAAGCCCGAGGAAGAGCGGTTGTTCGAGGATCCCGAGCAGGTCCGGGAGGTGGAAGATGCATGAACGCGTCCGCTTCACCATCGTGACCGATCAGCCGGAAGAAGCGATCGCGGACATGCTCTGCTGCGCGCTGACGAACGCGCCAAAGTGGGTGCGCATCCTGTCCGACCCGCAGGATATCCTGGCGATCGAGGACGGGATGAAGTGCCGCGGCGTCTGGTATTCCAGCGGCGGCGCCAAGGCCTGCGCCGCGGAATGGGCATGGCGCGAGCGGCGCATGAAGGGCGGTATTGATTATCTCGACGAGGCCGACGAGGCGAGGATCCTCGACTGGGTAAAGCGCCACAAGGCGCGCATGGTGGAGCTGCTGGCCGGCGCGCCGGCACAGCCAGCCGAGCCACATGCGCGGGAAAGCGCGCTGTCGCATCCAGAGCCTGAACTCCAGAAACTCGTTCTGACGCAAAGGTGGGTCTGATGATCAAGCTCATGAAGCGGGACCGCGTTCTCCTGATCGTCGCGCCGACGCTCTACGAATGCTTTCATGCGGCGAAGGAAAACGGGCTGGATCCGCCGCATATCCAGGGATTTCGCAACGTGACGCGCGCAGTGCAGCTGCGCGGCGTGCGACACGGGACGCCCTTCATCGCCATCAATAGAAGTGGATGGTGTGCCTCATCTGAGGGATTTGATCTGGACCGCGCGCTGGAGGCGCTGCAGCGGCAGGGCGTCGTCCGCATCGCGCAGGAGGACGATATCAGGGCCTGCCGGATGTACGACAGCGTACCGAGCCGGGAGGCGCGGGCGTGATGAGCGCCGTCACGGATCTCTTCATTGAGGAAGCGCGCGAGGTCACGGTGACGGAAGCGGCGTTGTCGCTTGGCATCCCAGTCACCTCCAAGAACTATGCCGGCCCATGCCCTTCCTGCGGCGGGACTGACCGCTTCTCAATCAATCCCCGCATGCAGGCCTTCAATTGCCGCCAGTGCGGCGGCAAGGGCCGCGACGGGATCGCGCTGATGGCGCTGGTGAGCGGGCATGACGTTTCCACCCGACCGGGACTTCTGGCCGCCTGCGCCGATGCACTGGGCAAGCCGGTTCCAGATGAGCATGAGCGGGAGACGGACGAAGATCGGGCTGCGCGTATTGAGCGGATCGCCGAGCGCAAGAGGCGGAACGCGGAACGCGCGGCGCAGAGTGATGAGCAGCAGAACGCCTTTCGTGAGCGCGAGATAAACCAGGCGCGCGGCATCTATCTCGGCGCCGGCGAAGATGTGGGCGGTGTCGTCTCCTCGTACCTGAATCGACGGACCGGATTTACACCGGCCCCCGAGGTCTTCGCCAACCTGCGGTTTGCGGCGAGACTGACTTACTGGCACGGCAAGGACGATCGCGGCTTTGCCGCAGAGCGATATTGCGGGCCGGCCATGGTGGCGCCGATCGTGAATCTGGACCACCGCATCATCGGCTGCCATCAGACATGGATCGATCTTGATCGGGGCCCGAAGTTCCGGCCTGATCTCGGCCTCGACGACAAGGGGCAGTCTCTTCCGACCAAGAAGATGCGCGGCGTGAAGAAGGGCGGGATCATTCCGCTGTTCGGACTGATGACATCGAAGCGGTGGGTCGGCGGCGAAGGGATCGAGAACGGGATCGCTATTGCGGGCGCCGAGGGCTTCCGCGCCGATACATTCTATTTCGCGGCGGGCGATATCGGCAATCTGGCAGGGCCTGCCGAGGCAAGCTCGAACTTCAAGCACCCGACGATCAAGAAGGCCGATGTTCGCGGACGCGAGCGCGCCGTGACCATCCAGGGGCCGGAGCCGCGCGCCGACCAGAGGCCGGACGATGCCATGCCCGTGCCGGAGCATGTGGAGAGTGTGGTGCTGCTGGCCGATGGCGACAGCGAGATCGTGTTTACCGCCGCGGCCATGGCGAGGGCGGAAAAGAGACTGGCGGCCGAGGGGCGGCGCGTCACCACCATCTGGCCGCCGGAAGGCCATGACTTTGCAGACTGCATGACGGGGGCATGACGTGAATCAGCATGTGAACATACCGGCGGCCGTCGCGGAGATGATCGCGAGAGCGGAGGGGCAGCGGCGTTATTTCGAGGATCACCCGGACCCCCTGATTGTTGAGGATGCCGGCGCCCGCGAACCCGCCCTTGTGCTTTCCGCTGAAGAGCTGCTCGAGGAATGCGCCGCGCTGCCGGAGACGGATATCGGCAATGCGAACCGGCTGCTCACCCGCTACGGCCACAAGATCCTCTATGTCGCACGCGTCGGCTGGCACGGCTACGACGGGATGCGGTGGAAGGAGGACGAGGACGGTTCAGTGGTCCGGCCTCTTGCGCAGAAAACTGCCGAATTCATCGATGACGAAGCGATCATGCTGGATGCCGAGGAGGAGGAGCGGACGGCGATCGAGGACGGTCGACTGGCGCTCGCCGAGATGAAGGAGATGGGCAAGCCAGACAAGAAATGGACGGCTGAGGATCTGGAGCGCTACCAGCGGATGGAGGACCGCGTTGCCGCCATGCGCGATGCGGACAAGGCGAGGGCGGGGCGCATGTCATCCCGTCACAGCCACGCGAAGAGCTCGGCAGGCACGACGAAGATCAACAACATGCTGACCGAGGCCGCGCCGCATTGTGCCAAGCTGGTCAATGACCTCAACCTGGATCTCTATGCCGTCAACACGAAGAGCGGCACGCTGCGGTTCGTCCAGGCGCAGGAGGACGGGAAACCGACCTGGAAGCTGCGGCTGGATCCTCACGACCCGCGAGACTTCATCACCAAGCTGGCGCCGGTGAATTTCGATCCGGATGCGCAGGCTCCGGAGTTTGATCGGTTCTTCAAGCAGATCATGCCGGATGTCGATCTGAGGCGCTTCCTGCAGCGATACTTCGGCTACTGCCTTCTGGGGCTCACAGTGGAGCAGTGCCTGCTGTTCTTCTATGGCGCCGGCCGGAACGGCAAGTCGACGCTGGTCGATCTGATGGTCGACGTCCTGGGCGACTATGCGGTGTCGCTCTCGATCGACAGCTTCGCCGGTGACAGCCGGAAGGGCGGAGGCGAGGCCACCCCGGACCTGGCTCGTCTGCCGGGGGCCCGAATGGTCTCTGCTTCGGAGCCGGAGATGGGGGTTCGGTTGAAGGATGCCCTGATAAAGACGCTCACGGGCGGTGACAAGATATCCGTCAGGCGGCTGCATCAGGACTTTTTCGAGTTAATACCTCAGTTCAAGATTGTGCTCCAAGGCAATCACAAGCCTATCATAACGGATGACTCGGACGGCATCTGGCGGCGCGTGATGCTGATCTTCTTCGAGATACAGGTGCCGAAAGAGCAGGTGGACCCTGAACTGCCCAAAAAGCTGCGGCGGGAGGCTGACGGCGTATTCGCCTGGATGGTTGCCGGCGCACTCGACTACCTCACCATGGGCCTCAGGCCGCCGGAGAAGGTTCTGGCGGCAACCGAGGAATATCGGCAGGAAAGCGATCCTCTTGGGGCGTTCATCCGCGGCGCGTGCATGGTCACCGGACGCGAGGATGACAGCGAGACGCCGGAGAACATGCATATCGGCTACTCGAACTTCGCCCGCCTGGAGGGCCTGCCCGACTTCAAGGCATCCACCTTTTCCCGACGCCTGCCAGACCAGACCCGAAAGATGTGGGAGAGCCCGCAGAAGGAGATGAAGCAATTCTGGAAATCGAAGAGCGGCACGACGCTCTATCGTGGCATCCGCGTGCTGGACAAGTTCATGGGCCGCAAGTCCGACACGGCCGAGGACGGTGATCGTTATCCGCCACCGCGCGACACGCATCCAGAGGACGAACTGTGATGCCGCGCACCCTGACCCTTTGCCTTGCAATGTCTACCACCCGCCTCGTCAGAGGCCCATCGCGCTATCGTAGCGGCTCAATTTGGGTCGGTAGGGACGATGGAATGATGCTCCTGCCGCTTCCGTCCCAATCAAAGGGTGTGGGAAATCAATGGGTTTGGCCGCTAGGGACGCTAGGGACGCAAGTTTCCGCCTTATGTAGCGCGTGCGCGCGCAATGAAGGGGGAGGCGTAGGACGGGAAACAAAACCAGTCTCGCGCTATAGGCACGGAAACTTATCGTCCCTAGCGTCCCTATCGACCCAACTTTTCTATTTCTTCAATAAAATCAAAGGTGCCTTCTTCATCGTTTTGGGACGGAAGCTTTCGATTTGGGTCGATAGCTCAAGTTTTGGGACGGAAGAGGCTGGAGAGGGTGTCTCAGCATGAAGAAGATCACGATCGAGGCGCTGCTGACATGGGCGTTTGTTGAGGAACTGGCGCTCACCGGCCGCGACGACGGCCCCGAGGGCTACGCATCATCGTCCTACGCCTTCGACCAGGTGGCGATGCTGGGCTGCATGGTGGACGGCAAGGGCACGCCATGGGATCAGATGAAGATCCACGTGCCGCACCCTGATGCTCTGGGGGTGGCGCGTGCCGTGGATGAGCTATCCAAGCGTGGCGGCTTCGAGATCACCTTGCCGGCCCGGCCGTTTCCGGACTGGGTCGACGAGCATGGCGTCATCGCGCGGGAAGTAGGGCATATCATCTCCACCCTCGATGCGGCGATGAAGGACAGCCTGTATATCGCCAACCTCGTGATTAGCTGTGCCGTCCTGGGTAAGGGGCCGGACTGGGAGGCGGTTCAGCCGAAGGTGAAGCCCTACAGCTACAACGGGACGAACGCGGCGTGGTTCATCAAGCGAAAAGCGAAGGACAGCCTCGGGCGCGTCTATGAATATGAGGACGATGGTTTCGACTACCGCAAGCGCCGTCCGATGAAGGGCGCCTATCACAAGTACCGCCTGGCCCGCTCCATCAGAGGCGATCTCATATCCCGCCTGGACTGGCAGCTGTGGCAGTCGGCACTCCAAGCCATTCACGACTCGGTATCCGGCCGTCTTCAGAGCCATGATCTGGTGCCGTTCATGCCAGACCCTCATCCATGGGCACCCATGCGGAAACAGGAGCCAATCGAATATGCCTTTGATATCGCAGCGGAATAAAATTCAGCAGGCCGATTGACCTGCGACCGGTGTTTGGTGCATCTTGTGCATGTTCTAAAAGATCACATCGAACCCGCCAGCGGAAACGCTCGGCGGGTTTCGTGTTTCTAGGATTTGGAGGCAGCGCGTTGGGTAGGCTCAAGACGCTGCAGCCGAGGATCGGCACGCTTGCTCCACGCATAGGCAGAGCGCCTGGTGATGAGAAGGCGAGGCTTCGGGAGCGTGACCAGAACGTCAGCTGGCGCGGCTGGTACAAGACCGAGCGGTGGCAGAAGCTGCGGCGCGAGATCCTGAGGCGAGACAGCTACACTTGCCAGAAGACAGGCACGCTCTGCATCGGCAAGCATCCTGCACCGAACAGTCCAGTGGTCGATCACATCCGTCCGCACCGTGGTGATGAGCGGTTGTTCTTCGATCCGCAGAACCTGCAGTGCGTGAGCAAAGCCTACCACGACAGCGAGAAGCAGAAGCAGGAGCGGGCACAGTCCCGGTGGTGATTATGGCAATACCCAAGCCAAGCACATCGCGTATCGTCGTTCGGCATCTTGAGAACGGAAGCTCTCGCATCCTCGTTGATGGCAAGCCGCTACCTGGACTGGCCGGCTTCGAGGTTGTCCAGGACGTTGGCAAGAAAGCAAAGTTGAGGCTGACGGTGATCGGCCTTGGTTACCGGGTCGAGCAAGAGGATGCCGACCCGACCCACGAGGCCTGACCCTTAAGGGAGGGGGCGGGTCGAAAGTCTGGAAGGCCCCTTCCTTCCGGACCCGCGCCCCCCTCACGTACGGATTTTTTTCGGATGAGCGAGAATTTTGACCTGTTCGGTCACCCTATTCCTGAATGGAAGGGGAAGCGCGGACGGCCGCCGTATGAGCCGACCGCGAACGACCGCAACAAAATCATGCTTTTGCTGGCGCTCGGGTGGTCGATCGAGCGGATGGCGAACGGGATCGGCGTCTCACCGGCTACCGTGAAGCGGTATTTTAGAGCCGAGCTGAAGGAGCGGGACGCAATGCGCGACCGGCTCGATGCTCGACGCTTCGAACTCGCGATGGAGCAGGCGAATGCTGGCAACGTTGCGGCGCTGAAGGAACTCGGCAAGATGATCGAGCGCTCGGACGCGATGCTGATCGAGGCGCGGCTTCGTCATGGGCATCACGTTCCGGCTCCCGAGAAGGAGGAGAAGCTCGGGAAGAAGGAAGCTGCTCGCGCAGCTGCGAAAGACGCTGGCAAGGATAGTCATTGGGGCGACGATCTCCTGCCTGGGGTGGCGCACTGATGAACACTGCCTGGGTTCCTGCCTCGACCTGGTCGACGGCGGTTCCTGACTGGAAGGATAGGATCCGCAGCGGCACGACGCTAGTGCCGGATTTGCCGCTCTATGATGCCGTCGCCGAAAAGGCGTTGCGCATCTTCAAGCGGCTCCGGGTGCCGGACATCATCGGCAACCCGACCTATGGCGAGGTCTGCGGCCAGTGGGTGTTCGACTTCGTCAGGGTGATCTTTGGGTCCTATGATCCGGAGACCAAGCGCCGGGCGCTGCGGGAGTTCTTCCTGCTGGTGCCGAAGAAAAACGGGAAGTCCTCGATCGCCGCTGCCATCATCGTAACGGCGGCGATCCTCAACGAGCGGCCAGAGGCTGAACTGCTGCTGATCGCGCCGACGAAGGAGATCGCCAATATCTCCTTCAAGCAGGCTGCGGGCATTATCCGGCTGGATGAGGAGCTTTCGAAGCTCTTTCACATCCGTGACCACCTGAAGACGATCACGCATTTCAACACGCTGGCGACGATCATCATCAAGGCTGCCGCGGCTGACGTAATCACCGGCTCGAAGGCAACATACATCCTCATCGACGAGACGCACGTCTTCTCGACCATGGCGAAGGCAGCCGACATCTTCGTCGAGATCCGCGGCTCTCTAGCCGCTCGGCCGGATGGATTCCTGCTTCAGATCACGACGCAGTCGAAGACGTCGCCGTCCGGCGTGTTCAAGGCCGAACTGCAAAAGGCAAGGGATGTCCGGGACGGGCTGTTCAGCTTCCCGATGCTGGCCGTGCTCTATGAGCTGCCGCCGGAGGACGCTGTCGACGGCGGGTGGATGCGGCGCGAGACATGGGGACTTGTCAACCCGAACCTGAACCGGTCGGTGAATGCGGACTACCTGGCGGGCGAGATAGCGACCGCCGAGCGTGAGGGGCCAGAGAAGCTCGCGCTGATCGCCTCGCAGCACTTCAACGTCGAGATCGGTCTCGGGCTGCACGCCGATCGCTGGCCTGGTGCTCTGTATTGGGAGGCAGCGGCAGGGGACGCAATCACCTTCGAGCGGATCCTCGAGGAGTGCGACGTCTGTGTCGTCGGGATTGACGGTGGTGGCCTCGACGACCTGATGGCGATGTCCGTGATCGGTCGCCACCGAGAGACGCGAGACTGGTGGCATTGGGCGCGCGCCTGGGCGCACGAGGATGTCTTCGAGCGCCGGAAGGAAATCGCCCCGCGGCTTCGTGACTTCGAGCGAGATGGTGACCTCGTCGTCTGTACCGGCACGGACCAAGATGTGACCGAGATTGCCGACTTCTGCGAGCAGCTGTTTGTGGCAGGGCTGCTGCCGGAGAAGGCTGGCATCGGGCTGGACGCATATGGCGTGGCAACGCTCTTGGACGTTCTTGCGGAGCGAGGCATGGCGGGGGACTTGCTGCAGGCGATCGGACAGGGCTGGAAGCTCCAGTCGGCGATCACGACCCTGCCTCGCAAGCTGAAGGACCGCACAATGGTCCACTGCGATCAGCCGCTGATGGCTTGGGCGGTCGGTAACGCAAAGACCGAACTGCGCGGCTCGAACTATATCGTGACGAAGCAGGCAGCCGGCGCGTCGAAGATCGACCCGCTAATGGCGACTTTCAACGCAGCGATGCTGATGTTCCAGAACCCGGAAGCAGCCAAGGCCTTCGATGCCGAGGCTTGGATAGCGAGTTACGCATGAACTGGTTCAAGCGAATGCTGCGCCTCGACGGCACGAAGGACATAGAGCCGTGGCGCGGCGGTGCTGCTTCCACCGAGCACGCGGACAATTTCGTGACGAACCAAGTGACGCTGGCCGCTTATCGAGATGGCCGCTCCGGTCAGGCAAGCGCAGCGGTCGGGCTGTCGGCTACGTGGGCATGCGTGCAGCTGATTGCGGGCACAATCGCCTCGTTGCCTTTAATGGTCTATCGGACCGAGAATGGCATCCGAAAGGCCGCCAAGGATCATCCACTCTATTTCGTGCTGCACGACAGCCCGAACTATGACCAGACCGCCATCGACTTCTGGGAGGTCATGGCAGCCAGCATCGAGCTGCACGGCAATGCCTACGCCCTGATGGAACGGCGATCCAGCGATGGCGCACTGAATGCTCTGCATCCGATACGTCCAGACCTGGTGAAGACACGCCGCAAGGATGATGGGGAACTGGAGTACGAATGGACCGAGAACGGCCGGCGCATCCTCAAGCGCGGCTCCGATGTGCTTCACATTCGCGGTCCGTTCGGTGATGGCATTTCAGGTTCATCGACACTTTCGGCATGCCGGAGCGTATTCGACGATGCGCTTGCGGCTGAGAACGCCGCAGGAGTGATGTTCCAGAACGGCGTCAATCCAAGCGGGATCCTGTCCACGCCCGCTACGGTGACCCTGTCTGCGCAACAGCGTGCGGAGTTCGAGAAGCTTCTCCGCGAGAAATACCAGGGCGCCATGCGGAGCGGGCATCCGATGCTTCTCGATGGTGGCATGGAATGGAAGCAGCTCACGATCAACCCTCACGACGCGCAGATGCTGGAAAGCCGCAAGTTCAGCGGAGAGCAGATCTGCCGGATATTCGGCGTTCCTCCAGCAATGGTCGGCTTCGGCGACAAGGCTTCTAACTGGGGAACAGGCAAGGAAGTCGATGTCCTCGGATTCCAGAAGTTCACCCTGCGCAAGCGGCTGAAGAGGATCGAACAGGCACTCCTGAAGCAGCTCGTTCCCCTCGCGGAGCGGCGGGCGCAAGGGATCACGATCGAATTCAACTTCGAGGGACTGCTCCGCGGCGACACGGCCAGCCGCTACGATGCCTACGAGAAGGCGATCCGGATGGGGATTGCCACGCGCAACGAGTGCAGGGCGCTGGAGAACCTGCCCCCGATCGAAGGCGGCGATGTCATCACCGTCCAGATGCAGGACATCCCCCTGGCGAACGCCATCAATGGAGATCGAGATGGACAAGAAGACGGCTCCGGTTCTTGAGATCAAGTCGCTCAAGGACAGCGGTGAGTTCGAAGGCTATGGCTCCACCTTCGGTGGCGAGCCCGACGCCTATGGTGACGTGATCGCCGAGGGCGCCTATTCCGAAAGCCTTGCCGCTCACAAGGCAAAGGGCACCATGCCGAAGCTGTTCTGGCAGCACAATGCCGACGAACCGATTGGCAAGTGGCTAGACGCCAAGGAAGATGATCACGGCCTGCTGATGCATGGCAAGCTGAACATGGATGTCCAGCGCGGCCGGGAAGCCCACGCGCTCCTCAAAGCCGGGGACATCGATGGCCTTTCTATCGGCTACAGGATCAAGGAATACAGCGTCGATACGGAATCGGGCGTCTGGACGCTCGAAAAGCTGGACCTCGTCGAGGTCAGCATCGTGTCCGTCGGCGCGAACGAAAATGCGGTCGTGCAGAGCGTCAAGGCCGCCAAGGCCGTGCATGATCTTACGGAAAAGCTGAAGGCCGGGGACCGGCTGACAGAGCGAGAGTTCGAAACCTGGCTCAAGGGGCTGGGCTTCTCGAACTCGCAGGCGGAGCGCGCCGCGCGACTCCACCTGAAGGGGCAGGGGGAACCTGCCGACGCGGCTGAAGACGGCGTTGCATTCTTGCGCGCCTTGATGGGCTGAAGGCCCGCGCTCAACCGAAAATCAGGAGGTTCCCATGTCGGGACGTAATCTGACCGTCCTCAGCGGCGGTTCCATTGCATTTGCCATCGCATCCATGGCTGCTCTGCCCTTCGGCCCTCGCATCGTGTTCGATCCTCCGGACCGATCGGGAAGTGGCGGAAAGTCCGCCGCAGAGCTTGCCGCGGAGTTCAAGCGTGACTTCGAAACCAAGCACGACAAGGTGAAGGAGATTGCCGAGAAGGCTCTCGCCGAAGCCGAGAAGGGTGTGCCGATGGCATCTACCGCCAAGGAACTGGCGGATAAGGCCATCACCGGCATGAACGAGGCGAAGGCGCGTCTCGACGAGCTGGAGCAGAAGATGGCCCGCCGTGGCGAGCAGAACGGCAACGATCTTACTGCCGGTGAGCGATTCGTGGAAGATGATGGGTTCAAGTCCTTTGCCGGCCAAACCCGCCCCCGTGGCCGCCACATCGTTGAGGTGAAGGATATCTCGTCTCTGACCACGGACGCTGCAGGCTCGGTGGGCACGCTCGTCCGTCCAGACCGTGCCGCACCTGTCGAGCTACCGCGCCGTCGCATGACGATCAGAGCCCTCATTGCTCCCGGTAATACCGGGTCCAACTCGATCGAGTACGACAAGGAGAAGGGTTTCACCAACAACGCTGCTCCGGTTGCGGAAGGCGCGCTGAAGCCTCAGTCTGAGATTCAGTACGAGGAAGCGGTAGCGCACGTCCGCACGATTGCTCACTGGATGCGCGCTTCGGTTCAGATCCTTGCGGATGCTCCCGGCCTCCGCTCCATGATCGACAACCGGCTCCGCTACGGTTTGGCCTATGTCGAAGAGAACCAGCTTCTCAACGGCAGCGGCACGGGTCAGAACCTAGAAGGCCTGGTTACTGCCGCAACGGCGTTCGCTGCGCCGGCGGGGGCGGCTGCGGCCGATCAAGAGATTGATACGGTCCGGCTGATGATGCTTCAGGTTGCTCTCGCAGAGTATCCGCCGAACGGCATCGTCCTCAACCCGATCAACTGGCACAACATTGAAACACTGAAGGACACGACGGGCCGCTATATCATCGGCAATCCACAGGGCATGCTTTCGCCAACTCTGTGGAGCCTGCCTGTCGTAGCCACCCAGGCGATGGGCGTGGGCAAGTCACTGGTCGGCGCCTTCGATCTCGCGGCGCAGATCTTTGACCGTCAAGACGCGACGGTGGAGGTCTCCACAGAGGATCAGGACAACTTCGTCAAGAACAAGGTCACGATCCGCGCCGAAGAACGCCTAGCGCTGGCGATCTACCGAGAAGAAGCGCTGGTCTACGGCGATCTTGCGCCGCCGGCCCCTTAAGTTCGGCTCAGTAAGGCGGGCGGCTTCGGCTGCCCGCTCTCTGAACCGAAGGAGAAGCAGCATGGTCAAGGCGATTTTAACTAAGCCGCTGGATGGCGATCCGGAGGGCACTGAAAGAGACTTCAGCAAGACGGACTTCGACCGTCTCCAGAAGCGGGGAGCAGTGCGCAAGGCGCCCGTCGCATCCAAGGCGGCCCCCGCACCTCTGAACAAAAAGGCTCCCAATGTTGCCAACAAGGGCGCCGTCAAGACGGATTGAGCGACCGCGACCGCGCTTGTTCACCTGCAGCGATTGAGGAATCCCATGTTCGGTCCCGTCCTGGTCACTCCTGCCACTGTTTTGCCTGTCACTGTCGACGAGGTGAAGGCGGCGCTGCGAATCGATGGTGACGATCTCCATGACGAGATAGAAACCGCGATCCGCTCAGCCGTTGCGCATTACGAGGGCTGGACAGGCGTGCTTGGCATCTCTCTGGTCGAGCAGACCTGGCGGGTCTCCTTCGGCCGTTTCGAGCGTGAGATGTATCTGCCGCTCCGGCCGGTGCGAAGTATCACCGCGATCAACTGGAAGGACGCGGACGGAGTTCCGTCCGCCGTTGCAGATACTGAATACACGCTCCAGACGGATGCCGGCGGCACGACCTACGCCAGCTTCTTCAACGCCTATTCGTTTCCGACAACCTTGTTCGAAAAGGCCCCGGTTTCGATCGACTACGTTGCCGGCTGGCCGGTGGTTGATGGCAAGGCTACGACGCCGGCAGATCTGAAGGCCGCCATCAGGATGCGCGTCCAGATGCAAATCGACGAGGCAGCTACCGTCAATCGCGAGCACTTGAAGGATTTCGAGCGCGAGCTCGTCAGCAAGTACAAGCCGCCGAGGATATAGGAGACCGCCATGCGCGTCCGCTTCACCCATGACTATGACTACAAGCCCACGGCGCAATCCACCATCGGTTACAAGGCCGGAATGGAGGAGACGGTAAAGCGCGAGTGCGGGGAGCAGGCCATCGCTGCCGGCAAGGCCGTGGAGGTGAAGCCCGCGGGGAAGCCGGCCGATGGCGCCGATTAAAGCACCGACCGCGCAGGAGTTGTCGCATCGTGTCGCCTTCGATAAGCGGATCGAGATTGACGACGGGGCGGGGAACACGCGGGGCGAGTTTCAGGAGCAGTTCAAGGTGTGGGCGGCACTGCGTCCCCGCGGAGGCTCCGAGGCTGTTGTCGCCGATCGGCTGGAAGGCCGCAATCTGCTGGGCGTCTACCTTCGCTCTTCCTCACAGACGCGGCAGATCACGAGCGACTGGCAGATGAGGGACGCGCGAGGCGAGGTCTACGCGGTCAAGATCGTGGATGCGATCACCGACCGGAACTGGGTCTATCTCGAAGCTCAGACCGGGACCGCTGCCTGATGGCGACCAAGGCGAAGGTCCTCGGTCGCGACAAGGTCATGCGCATGCTGAACCAGGTCGTCCCAGAGGCGGAGAAGGAGCTGGCGGAGGCGCAGATGGAAGGCGCGCAGCAGCTCGCCAACAAGATCAAGCCTCGCGCTCCAGGTCCTCGCACCGGAGCCTATCAGGCCAGCATCCAGGCCGCACGGCTTTCAGATCGTCCCAAGGAGCGGGCGGTCGGTGGCGGGGCAGCCAATGCGAACACCAAAGATCCGAACGCGACCGGCGTGTTTGCCGACTACATCTGGCGCTTCCTGGAGTTCGGGACGGTCAAGATGGCGAAGCGACCGCACATCTTTCCGACCTACCGGCAGGAGAAGCCGAAGATCCGGCGCAAGATGGCCGCAGCCGTCCGCAAAGCCGTGAAGAGGGCGAAGAGCAAGTAAGATGGCATCACCTTCCTTCGAGCTTCAGGTGGCGATTGTCGCGCGCCTGAAGGCGACCGCTGCCGTGTCCACATTCGTCGGCAACCGCGTCTATGACAGTGTGCCGGAGGATCCGGTGTTCCCCTACATCACCGTAGGAGAGGGCGACGAGACGAGCGACGACGCGGATTGCATCGACGGCCTCGAAATCTCGCTCGACATCGATGTCTGGTCCCGTGGCTCCGGCTTTCCTGAAGCGAAGAAGATCAGCGACGAGATCCGCAAGGCGCTCAAGACGCCCGAGCTTACCATTCCGACCAACGAACTCGTCTATTTCCGTCACCGTCAGACGCGGTTCCTCCGCGATCCAGACGGGAAGACCTCGCATGCCGTGATGACCTTCGAAGGCTTCGCGGAAGAGAAGTAACCCGCCACCAGGAGAACTACCATGGCGAAAGCTACGACCATCAAGGGCGGGAAGTTCCGCGTCCTTCTCGGCAATGATGCAGAACCCATCGTCTACACGGCGCCCTGCGGGTTCACTCAGCGCTCGATCACGCTCAACAAGGGGCTGGAGGAAGTAAACGTCCCCGACTGCGATGATCCGGATGCGATCGACTGGGTCGGTCGCGATGCGACCAGTCTTTCCATGACCATCAGCGGCGAGGGCGTTCTTGCTTCCGAGAGCGTCGAAACCTGGCTCGATGCCTTCGACAGTATCGATGCCATTCCGGCAAAGGTGGAGTGGGAGTTTCCGACCAAGACCATCACCTGGACCGGCGCCATGCACCTGGAAAGCGTCGAAGCAGGCGCTGCCAATGCCGGCCGCGCCACGCTCAACGTCTCCATGCAGAGCGACGGCGAGATGGTTCGCACGGTAACTCCGGCCGCGCCCTGATGAGCAGAGACGGTTCGATCGAGCTGCCCTTCAACGGGCAGAGAACCATGTTCAAGCTTGCATGGCGCGAGCTGATGAAGATCCAGGAGGCCTGCGATGCCGGGCCTTACGTGGTGCTTGACCGGCTCGTGTCCGGTCGGTGGCGGCTTCAGGACATTTCCGAGGTCATCAAGTGGGGCCTGATCGGCGCCGGGATGCCGCAGGCGGAAGCTCTGAAGCTGGTCGAGACTGAGGTGGAGGGGCATCGTCCGCTCGAAAACCTCGTGATCGCACAGAAGGTGCTCGGTGCTGGCGTCGTCGGCGCTCCGGAGGAAGAAGTCGGAAAAAAATCCGAGGCGGCAAGTCAGGAGGAGGGGAAGACCCCCTCCCAAACGGAAAGCTCCGATTTGCCGCCATCATCGGAAACGGAATCGTGATGGGGATGACGCCGGCCGAAACGCTGGCGTGCTCTCCGTTCGAATATCTCGCTGCTCTGGATGGCTTCATCGAGGCCAACGATCCGGAAGGCGACAAGAAGCTGAGCGAGTCCGAGAAGGACGATCTCTGGACCTGGTTGAACGGATAATCCCCTCATGGCGACCGACAATGAACAACTGGTGCTCAGCATCAGCGCCGACGTGCGCCAGATCCAGCGCCAGCTGAAGGGCCTCGTCGGACAGACGCAGCGCGACACGAAGGCTATCGAAGATGCCTTCGGCGGCATCGACAAAGCCGCGTCGGGGGCTTTCAACGGCGTTGCCGCCAACAGCAACAGGGCGGGAAAGGCGGGCGAAGACGCCGGGAAGAAGCTGGAAAGGGCGATGAAGGGTTCTGCTATGCAGACCTCGAACCTTGCGGCCCAGCTCAACGACATCGGCGTGCAGCTTGCCGGCGGACAGTCTCCGTTCCTGATCGCCCTCCAGCAGGGTTCGCAGATCAACCAGGTGCTCGGGCAGGGCGGCGCTCGCGCTGCCGTCGGTGCATTGGCCGGGGCCTTCACATCGCTGGTCAACCCGGTCTCCCTCGCCACCATCGCGATCATCAGCCTCGGCGGCGCGGCGGTCCAGTATTTCACCAGCCTTCTGTCCGATAGCGAGCAGTCAGCGGAGGCGCTGGAGAAGCAGGCTCAGCTCATCCGCAACGTGGCGAAGGAGTGGGGCGATGCTGTACCGGCTCTGCGCGACTACGTTGCCGAACTGGACAAGGTGAAGAGCCTTGAGGAATTGGGCACCGCCACGAAAAGTGCGATCGGCCAGGTTCTCACTGAATCGCTCACATTACTGCCGCAGGTTAGAGACGCGGCTGTCGAGGCAATGACTACGGCGGCCAACTCAACCCAAGAAGCGCGCACGGCTTATGCGGAATTGATCGGCGATCTCGGGAGCGTCGAGACAGCTGTTGATGAGCTCAAAACAGCGTACCAGAACGGAGAAAACACGACCAATGCGATGGAGAGGGTCAGCGCGGCGCTAGCGGAGGTCCTCAACAGTTCTGTCATCCCTGCGACTGGCGAACTAAGATTGCTTCTAGATCAGCTTGCTGGTGCTTACTCCAACGCAGCAACGCAGGCGGAGAACTTCGCGGTGCAAGGTGCAGCGGCGGCCGGTCGTCAAAGGATGATGGACCCGCGCACGTGGCGCGGGGAAGGCAATCTCGGAAACATCAGAGAAACCCGCGGTGACGGCTTCACGGCACTTCCATGGGATGGGCCGACGCCAGAAGGCCGCCCGCTCGTGGAGCTGGAGGGTTTGCCCGGGGAGGCTCAGGCTGCACGTAAGGGTGCGAGCGCGCGTGAGAAAGCCGCCCGTGAAGCCGAGCGTGAACGCAAGGCCGTTGCCGACCTGATCGAGCAGTTGGAATTCGAGCAGTCGACCATAGGCATGACGGACGCTCAGCGAGCAGAAGCCAATGCCCTTCGCCGTGCTGGTGCTGCTGCCACCGAAGAGCAGAAGGCGCGGATCTCTGAACTGGTCGAAGCCACCTATGCCGAACGGGATGCCATCAAGGCCAGCAAGGAGGCGATGGACGAACTGAACGCAACGGCGCGCGATGTGCTGGAGGGCATTGTCTCGGACCTTCGCGCGGGAAAATCTGCGGCGGACATCTTCGCCAATGCTCTCGGGCGGATCGCTGACAAGCTGCTCTCCGGCGCCTTCGATAGCTTGTTCGGTGGCGCAGGCGGCATCTTTGGGGGATTGCTCGGCGGTAGTGGTAGTTTTGCTGCGCTCCCGAAGGTTGGGCCTGTCCCTGCCGCTCGTGCGATGGGTGGGCCTGTCACGGCTGGACAGCCATACATCGTTGGAGAGAAGCGGCCCGAGCTGTTCGTCCCGAACGTCAGCGGCACCATTATTCCGAAGGTTCCGGGGGGCAGCACGACGGTTCACTTCGCTCCGGTCATCAATGCTCCTGGCGCTGACAAGGCAGAGCTTGCCGCTGTTCGCCGGGATCTTGCGCGGATGAAGGCAGAACTGCCCGGCACAGTGCAGGCGGTGGTCCGCGATGGACAGAAGCGCAGGACTATCTGATGGCAATCACCTTCCCGCGTGAGCTTCCCGACGTTGGCTATGTCACGGCGGACTTCGTTCTTGACGATCCCGTTCGTGCGTCTCCCTCGGGCGCACGGCTCATCAACTTCACTCAGGTATCCGATCCGGCCTGGCGGGCAACGCTGGTCACTCGTCCGCTGGTCTATAGCCAGATGGCCGAACTTGAGGCGTGGTGGCTGTCACTGCGGGAAGGCTTGCGGCGCGTGATGTTCCGCCACCCGCACGTCTGCTACCCGAAGAACCACGGGCAGAATCAGGCGCCAGCCGATGATGCTGGAAACCTCGTCGGCGTGACCGGCGGAAACGTGCTTTCCGTGGACAGCGTGAGCGCGGATCTGTCTCTCGTCGTCGGGGACCGCATCGGCCTTGAGAACGGCACCCGCCGTCATATCGGGCGCATCACCGAAGTGACAGGCACGGGCACGAGTCGCACCATCACGATTGAGCCGCTGCCCTTTGCTGCGGTCTCGGCGGTTGGCACGGTGGTTCGCTTCGCGCGTCCCGGCCTCGTCATGCGGCCCGTTCCCGGCAGTTGGAGCGTCCAGCAGTCGGGCGGGCGCTATACCGCTTCGTTCCAACTGGTGGAGGGACAATAATGCTCTCGACCGCAGTCAAGAACCTCTATAACGAGGGCCGCATCTCCACGCGGCAGATGATCCGGTTCCAGTTCGGGTCCGGCATCTATGGCTTCATCGCCCGGAACGAGCCGTTGATCTGGGAAGGCGTCCAATACAAGCCGTTCGGCCTGATCGAGGTTTCCGACATCGGGAATGGCACAGGCACCACGGCGGACGGCAGCTTCACGCTCACATTGGCGGAAAGCCCGGATGACGGACTGACGCCGGACGTTCTGGTGCAGATCGAAAACGAGGACTACCGCGACCGGCCGGTGCGGGTGATGGACGCGCATTTCCACCCCGATACAGGCGCACTGATCCAGGTCGAGACGGTTGCACGCGGCTATCTCGATGTCATCGAGCACGCCATTGACCCGGAGCGCGGCTATGTCCTCACGGCTCGCTGCGAAGGTCGGCAGCTCGACTACAGCCGCAAGAATGGCCGGGTCCGCTCGACGGCGGATCAGAACCGCAGAGCACCGGGAGATCTTATCTTTCAGCATGGCGGGCAATCAGGCCGCATCGAAATCTACTGGGGCCGCAAGGGCAGCACGCCGTCGAATGGTGGCACTGCCGGGTCATCGCCAGCTTCACAAATCCAGAAATTCTACGCCCTTATCACCTCGCGGTAACAAAATGAGACATCCCGACTGGGAAGAGCGCCTCAACGCGGTTGTGGCGAAGCATCAGGCTATGCCTGGCGAATGGGGTAAGTCCGACTGCTGGACGCTCACCATGGACGCCATACGGGCTGTGCGGGGCAGGGGCGTCCTGTCGAAGCTGCGCGGTTACAAGAGCGAGGCTGCAGGCTATCGCGTCTTCGCCAAGGCCGGCTTCAAAACAGTGGAGGAGGCGCTTGCATCCGTCCTTGAGCCCGTACCCGTCCTGATGGCCCAGCGTGGTGATGTGGGCGTGATCGAGCGCGACGGCGTGATCTCGTCCGGCGTCTTCACCTCTGCCGGCTTCGCTGTCCGCACCATCTATGGCCGCACCGATACAGTCGGTGGCAAGCGCGTCGAGACCATCACCGGCTACGACCTCCAGTTCTTCCCGCCCTCTGCGGTCAAGCAAGCTTTCCAGGTTCGATAGATGCCATTCATTTCAGCAATAGTCGGTGCTGTTGGCGCAGCGATCGGACTTGGCTCTGTCGGTGTTGCTCTGGCGAATGCCGCCATCGGCATTGGCCTCAACTTCGTCGTCGGCAAGATCCAGCGTGACCGGGCCAAGAAGGCGGCGAAAAAGAACGCCGGCACGCAGTTCGAGCGCGAATACGGGGAGAACGTCAGCCGGAAGGTTGCCTGTGGCTACGTCGGGATTGCCGGCCATGATGTCTACGTCAACACCTACGGCAACTCGAATAAGCACCTCCAGCAGGTGTTCGCTTTGTCGGATTACCCTTGCGATGGCCTGTCTCGGATTTGGGCCGGGGGAAAGGAACTAAACCTCTCGCTTACGTCCGATGACGGCGTGGTGCAGCGGTATGAGATTGCCTCGGGTGACCTTGCAGGGCGCATATCGTTTGCTTTCTACCGAGGGACGCAAGGCGCCGCCGATGCCTCACTGGTTGCCAACTCCAACCCTTCTGGGCGTTGGACGGCCCAGCATCTGGGCAGCGGCATTTGCTACATGGTCGTGACTGCGACCTATGACCAGGAGAAGCTAAACAGCTTCCCCGACTTCTTCTTCGAGATCCGCGGCGCCCGACTCTATGACATGCGCAAGGACTCAACGGTTGGCGGTTCCGGTGGGCATAGGTGGGGAGACTACTCGACCTACGAGTTCAGCGAAAACCCGATTGTCATGGACTACAACTATCGGCGCGGTTTTTCGGCCAACGGCGACATGTTTTGCGGCATGGGCATGGCGGCGGAAGATCTGCCGATTGACAAGTATGCAACGGCCGCCAACATCTGCGATGAGATGGTATCTGGCGAGCGCCGCTATCGCTGCTCCGTCCTGCTCGACTGCGATGTGGATCACGGCGACAACATTGACGGCCTGATGCAGGCCTGCGGCGGGATGGTCATCGACAGCGTTGACGGCTCCTGGCCGCTCATCGGCACTTCACAGCCGATTGTCGCCACCTTCACGGATGATGACTTGATCGTTGGTGAGGCCGTCCGGTTCCAGCGCCGTCGCTCCATGGCTGATCTGGTCAACTCGGTCGGCGGCACCTATCCCGAGCCGGCCAATATGTGGAGCCCGGCCGGCTACGATACTCAGACCAACAGCAGTCAGGTTGCGCTTGACCGGCGCACGCGAGACTTGCCGATCGACTTTCCGACGGTGCCTTCGAAGAGGCAAGCCAACCAGCTTGCGGCGATCTACTACAAGGAGAACCGCTTCGAGGCGACGGCCGATATCGTTCTGCGTCCCTACTTCCAGGACATCCAGGTGGGTGACTGGGTGCAGTGGAATTCGGAACGGTATGGAAACCGCGTCTACATCGTCCAGAGCCGGTCTATCCGCGCACTGACCAGCGATGGGCCGCGCAACGTTGCTCTATCTCTGCAGGAGCGCGACGGATCGATCTATGCCGGCACGGGTGTTCTGCCGCCTGTGGTCCCTATCCCGAGCGGAGAGCCGGTCTATCTTAACGAGCTTCCGGACTGGACGCCGATCCCGATCCTCGCGCAGGCGGACGACGGGCGCACCATAGCAGCCTTCCGCATGTCCTGGTCGCCGTTCGATGATGTGTCGGTTACTGGCATCCAGTTTGAATGGTGGCCGACTGCGGAGCCAAACAACCGCTACACAAAGAATGTGCAGCCGGACGTAACGCTCACGCTCATTCAAGAGGGGGTCGTTAGCGAGACGGAATACGGCTTCCGCCATCGCCTGATCGCTCCCGGTCGGGTCACGGTCTGGTCCAGCGTCAAGACGGCCACGTCGCTCGCCAGCGGCAATGCTGATCTGGAGGTCTACCTCGGCAACCTCAACAAGGAAGTTAAGGAGCAGTTCGAAAAGCTGTTCCAGAGCCTTGATGATCTGCGGCCCCTCGTGGAACGGCTGCTCACCAACACGCAGCTTTCCGACGCCACGTTCGAAACCATGCGGCGCAGGATCGAAGCGGCGCAGGGTGCAAGCCAGGCGTATTTCGAAGAGAACATCGCGGTCATCGCGTCGGAACTGGAGGCCATGGCCGTCCAGATCACGGATGTCTATGCCGCGATCGATGAAGGCTTTGCTCAGGGTCGGATCGAGTTCCGGGCCGCGGCCAACCAGTCGGGCGTCGATGCCCGGTTCGCTGTGGCTCTTCGCGGCTCCACCTCGGACGTGTTCAAGGAGAGCGGATTCTTCCTCGAGCTTTACACCGTTGCAGGCGTCCAGCGGTCGCGTTTTGCGGTCATGGCGGATCAGTTCGTCGTCACCAACGGTGCGACCTCAACGCTTCCCATGGTCTTCGAGAACGGCGTCCTGAAGCTCCAGATTGCCAATATCGGGACCGTCACGGCGGGCCTAATCCAGAGCACGAACGGGAAGATGGTCATCAACCTGTCCAGTGCCTTCATTTCAATTTCGGACTAATCCATGGCGCTTCAGCTTACCGCTCAATCGGGTCGCATCATAATTAGCAAGCCAGGTTATGATGCGAACCCGAGCCTTCCTGACGCCTTCAAGATATTCGACAGCAACTGGTTCGCCACTGGAGGAATCATCGCGGCAGGAAGCGCCATTAAATCTATGGGGCTTCCGCTGACTATCCCATTCACGCCACTCCACTACGTCCCGGCAGCGCTTGTGATGAACAATGGCTTCGCCCTTCAAGGCACGGTGACGACCAGTTCCATCATCCTGGATGTGAACACTGCACCCGGTGAATGCCACTATGTAGTTTGGTCGGTGTCGCAATGAAGCGGATGGTCTTTGGTTCGCTGTTCGGGCAGATTGGTACATACATCAGCCAGCCTGGGGACGATCTCGACAACCCAACGAAGAGCCTGCTTCTCGACAGCCGCTTCGCGCACAGCCTGAACGTCCACTACACCGAAAGACTCCGCCTCAACCAAAACAATCTGTTTAATGGGTACATCCAGTACTTCATATTCGACAGGCCCTTTCCCGCACTTGGTTATCTCCCTCAGTACCATCTCTCCCTGATGCTATGGGCGAGCAACGTTGCGACATATCCGGGTCTGTCGGGACTACGAGGTCGGAACCTGCAAAATGTGAACGTGAATGTCGGGACCAGCTCCATCTCGCTTGAAGTAGAAATTGGCGGCGATCCGATGGACCTTGACCTCACGTATGTCATCTACAGGAACCCGCGATGACAGAACGGCTCTTCATCGGGAACGACAGTGGGACATTCAAGCTGCGGGTCTCGAAGCCAGGGGTTGCTGCAAGAAGCGCGGCCGTTGAGCAATGTTTGCTGCATGAGCAGATGCAGCCACTGACCTACGTGGCGCAAGGTTATATCACCATCGGCGGCGGTGGCGGCATTGGAGCCGTGTCCCTTGGCATGTCGTTTTCGTATCCGCCGGTTGTCATCCTGCGCTGCGCCTCTAACAGGCTGCCGGGAAACGACTATCGAGCAGATCTCAACCTCAGCACCGGGGTTCTGAGCATCCAGAACAACCTCGGCTACACCGACACGTTCAAGTACGTCGTCTTCATCGCCTAATCCCGCATCCAAAGGGCTCTCCTAAAATGGCAACCTCCTACTACTCGACGGGGACCGTCTCCCTGACGAACGGCAGCGCCGTGGTCACTGGCAATGGTACGGGCTGGCAGCTCGCGCTCATCAGCGGCGGCAATGTGATTGTGCAGGCAGCGGGGAACCTCCTGCCGATCGCGTCTGTCGACAGCGACACGCAGATCACGGCCGAACTGCAGTGGACCGGTGAGACGGGCGAATATGCCTACACGATCCAGCGCGACACGGCCTATCTGCAGTCGCTCGACCAAAACAGCCAGAACCTGTCCTATCTGCTGTCGGAACTTCGAGCCGGGACGATCTTCAAGTATGACCAGTCCGGTGATCTGGCGGGGCGTGACCTGTACGATGCGAGGCCGAAGAACTTCGGCTATCTCGTCACCATCGGCGTAAGCCAACCGGTCTTTTATGTGAAAGCTTCGAATGCGGAGGGGGATTGGGCGGGGCCGTTCCCGTATGGCACCGGTCCTGTCGGGCCAGCTCCCACGATTGGCATCGGCACGGTCACGACCCTTGCCCCTGGGGCTGTGGCGACGGCGTCTGTCGAGGGTAGCGATGGGGAATATAACATCAGTTTTGAGATCCCGGCGGGCTTGACCGGGATTAATCCCCGAGGTGCCTATTCGTCGTCCTCCACCTATGCTGAGCGGGATGCCGTATTACAGAACGGAAGCACATGGCTCGCCAAGGTGGCGACGAGCGGCAACGCGCCACCCGGCCTTCCCACGACTGAAAACACTTGGTGGGTCTTGATCGCCGCCAAGGGGCTGGACGGTGACGGTGCTGGCGACATGATCTCCGACACCTACGACCCGCAGAATAAGCAGGCGGACGCCTTCTCTATGGAGAATATGGACGAGGGCAAGTTTTCAGGCTTGCTCAGCGGAAGCCTTGCGGCCTTTGGTTCGCCAAACTCTCCTGACAACGCTGCCGCTATAACGGCGTGGTTGGCATTGGCCTCGTCAAAGAAGAAGTACGTACCGACCGGAGTGTTTTCCACCTCTGCTCAAATCGCAGTGTCCGATTCCATCGATCTTGAAGGCGATGGGATGGACGCCTCCATTCTGTCCAGAACGGGGGCTGGTGGCGGGCAGGCTTCACTTCTCATAGACATAGACGCGGGAAGCACAGGACATCGTTACCGCGATTTCGGCCTCATGGGGAATGTCGCCGTCTCTACGGGCATGCAAATACGGCTCGCTGCTGGAGCCTATATGTCAAATTTCGAGATCGACGGTGTCAAGGTTGGTGCCCATGATGGGTGGGGGCTTTATCTCGATAACAGCGTTGGCAACAACGATGGTTTCTTCGTCGGGACAATTCGCCGAAGTGTTTTCTACAATGGTGTGCTGGCGCCAAACCTTGGGGATAGCATCAACTTTGAGCAGAATCAGGTTACCGCAGGTGAAGCAGGGGCTAACCCAGCCATTTATTTCGAGGGGGTCTCTGGAGCTCGCCAATACATCATTCGTGAGAACAACCTGACCTGCCGTGGCGGCGCAATCGTTCTTCTGAACTGCGACCAGGCGCGAATAGAGAACAATCAATGTGAGCACGGTTGGTGGTACGGAGATGGCTCGTATACAGGTAATGTCGACGCCCACATTTACCTTAACGGATGTCTGCAGCCTATCATTCGTGGAAACACGTCAAATCCGTTTGCGAACTTCGCGAAGCCGGTGATCCAGACCTCTGGTCTATTCACAAATGGCAGCAACACAATAAACAATCTCACCGATACATCGGCCATTCTGGTTGGCGATAAGGTGTGGAGCACAGACGGAATGCTTCCGGCTACGCGAACAGTGACCGGGAAAACAACAAACTCGATCACGATGGACGGTCCAGCCATCAGCACCGCTGTCGCCAACGTAGCGGTAACGAGGCTCATCAACACCAACGGAGCCTCTGCTTCCATCGTCATTGATGTCGGCTGCAATGAAGCATTGATCGAGGATAACGACCTTGCGATGGGGCGCATTGCTCACATCATCGTCGGAGCTGGTGCGAAAAATACGCGCATCGGTCGCAATCGCTACTACGGCTCGTTGACGCCGACGGTCCTCGACAGTGGGGAGGGCACGATGGGCTTGGAAAAGGAGGCAACGCTCCTTGGGGAATGGGTCCCTTTCGACAACACTCGACCTGCGAAGTTCACCAAGGGCCTAGACGGCCGCGTTAGGTGCAGCGGGGCCGTTAAGGGGGGCGTGGTCGGATCAAATCTGTTTACCTTCCCAGTCGGGTTTCGCCCCTCAAAGAACGTGATCGTTTCAGTAGCGTCAATCGATCCTATCGGGGCCGCCGCCAGTGCCGGAGTCGTGATAGTTCTCACAAGTGGAGAGGCATCTTTGTACAGCGGAGACGTGCGTTACGTTTCGCTGGAAGACATTGAGTTTGATGCTCCACTTGTGCCTTGATCCATGCAGGGCCTCGCCAGCTACGCTGTTTACGAGGCCCTGCCCACCAAAAGGCTAGGATGGAACAGAGAACTCGGCCTCGCAGACAATACTGGTGGTCTGAATCTCGTATTTCCCACTTCTTAAGAGGGCATCTTTCGGGAGTGGCTGAAAATACTGCCTGTATCTGTATAATAATCCCGGCACTCCGGATACGCTCCTAGTCAGATATTCGACAGACTCTCTATAATCTTCGAACTCGCATTCTTTAGTGCCGATCACCCCTCTTCTAAACAGCAACGTGTTGCCAAAATAAATACGGTCGGAGCGGTGAGCGTCGAGACGCTTCCCTTCTTCATCTAGGATTGGAAGAAGTGTTTCATTGCCGGCGTCGATTTTGCTTATGGTGAACCAGTTTTCTGCCATCCGTAAATCAGTGCGATTGAAGACATCTATGGGGGCAACGCCGTAAATATGCGCCGCATCTCCAAGAGGTGCGATTTTTTCAAGTCCGGCTTGAATGGGCGCGGGGGCTGAAAAGAATACGTATGGCGTCTTAACGGTGGCCAAATAGGCAGCGCCCAGAATGACCATATGGGCGGCAAATATAACGATGGGGTCCGCTAGCTGGATCGATTTCCGAGCTTCGTATTCGTCTGGTTGGTAACTGTGCTCCACCTTTGGGGAGGGTATTTTGCACACGCCAAACAACTGAGTCCGCCGATCCGCGACATACCGATAGATGGCGCGACCACCCAAGTGCTGCCCCAGAAGCAAGATTGGATAGAACGGGATAAGGAGCAGGACTTCGCTGCTCAGCATAAGGTAGAAGTCGTATCCTTTCGCGGCTTTTCGGCCTGCCTTGATGCCGTACAAATCCTTTTGGGCGTCATCTGGACTGATGGAATTCTCTAGGAGCCACCGGTGGTTCTTTGAAAGCGGCTTCAGGTCGACGCGATTGAAAATATCTACGGCTTTGATGAAGGCAACTGTTCTGTCGCAAAGATTGCAGCGGTCATCGTATGCAACCTGGATACTCTTTGGGCCTCCAATAAAGGCTTTTTGCCAGAACAGGGCGGCGAAAAACAAGAACTCGAACTCTGCTAGCCATCCAAGTCGGAGAACGACCAAACTAAGCGAGAAAAACAGCAGCCCCCAAACGATAGCGTACTGGCGAGCCGGTCCACCTATTAAAACACATGGCAGAAGAAGCAGATACCAAGGCAGCATGCCCCACAGTGCTATACGAGCGAGCTGCACCGCTATCTCACTAGACTGGAAGAGGGCCGCAAACTCAGTGCCGAAACGGGTCATGAAGTTGTTGGAGAGCAGTTGCGGCCCGGCTATCCCATGCATCCATGCCTGCTCCCCGAGGTGTATGCTCAATGAGTAGACGCAAACACACCAGTATCCGAACAGGGTTAGCAGTTTCGCGATCTGCAGCGTTGCCTCTGAGGGAAGGCCGAACCGGTAGTATGTAGCCGCGATCAATCGTCCGAAGACGGACTGCCTTTTCCTAATAACCGAGTCCACAGAAATGTGGGCACCGGCATTTGCAAAAAGAAGAAGCAAGGACATGAGCGCAGCCACATCATTACCCAGAGTTGCCGTCCCAAGCAACTCATCGCCAGTCTGCCACTGGAACAAGATAAGGAAGGCGAGAGCAGGTTGGGTCAAGAAACCACTGGCAACGAGGATTCCGCAGATCATCGAAAAAACGGCCGGAGCGGCCACAGACATCATGCTCCAGTCCTGCGGCGTCATATAGTGTATCAGCCAATAGGAGCGGATTACCAACAGGACGCCAAATGCAATCCTGATGAGGGCGAACTTGGGCGCTTCCTCTACCGGGTTGGAACGGAATGACCCTCTTTTGGAAAGAAGAGCTGAAATCCTGATCAGGCCCGCGGCTAGAGGTCTGCCAACACCAGGTAGCGCAGTCACACAGGTAACGGCGATAAGCGAAGCGAAGAACGTCGCGAACCGCTGCTCGTGCCAGCGAGCAGCGAGGGCGATATTGGCCGCAAAGATGACCGCAGCGACTACCATTGTGAGCGCAATAGCCACCATCGGATAGCGGAAGAAAAACGCGAGTTTCATGCTGCGGGAGCGATCCTGGAAATCAACCATTGGTACGGCATCTCTGCTCAGACACGATGGTGTCTTATCGCAATCTGGCTTGATCTCGGTCAAGTGCTCACTGCACCTTCTTACCCCTAACCACCAACACCGACTTCATCACCCGCGAAACGTGCCCATCGCCATTGCAGATAATGCAGGGCATACCGGCGCCACCGCAGCCGCATGCCTTCGGGCCGTTCCATGGGCGGTGGTGGGCTTCACACACCCAGCCGGTGTTGTCGCAGGTCTCGCATTCCATCGGCGCAGCATAGCCGAAGACTGATCAACCGAACATCAGGAGAAATGCCAATGAACTTCGTTGGTAGTGCGTTGCCGTTGTCTGACGGCGACGTGAGAACCATTGCGGGCTATCTCGGCTGCGAGGTTGCTGCTGTCCGTGCCGTCCTCCAGATCGAGGCGGCTGGAAAAGGCTTCGACAGCAAGGGCCGACCGAAGATGCTCTTTGAGCCTCACGTCTTCTACCGTGAGCTTGGACCGGGGGCAAAGCGAGACAGGGCGGTCAAGGAAGGTCTCGCCCATGCGAAGTGGAAGGCCGGAGCATATCCGGCCGACAGCTATCCTCGCCTTGAGAAGGCTATGGCGATCGACCCTGCCGCGGCTCTGCGGTCGGCATCGTGGAATCTGGGCCAGGTCATGGGCTTCAACCACAAGGCCGCCGGCTTCGATGATGTCTTCTCCTTCGTGGAGGCGATGAAGTATTCCGAAGGGGCGGGGCTGTACGCGATGGCCCGCTTCATCGTCTCGAATGGCCTGCAGCGTCATCTCCGTGCGAAAGACTGGTCCTCCTTCGCGAAGGGATACAACGGCTCCGGATATGCAAAGCACGGCTATCACACGAAGCTCGCAGCAGCCTATCGCACGCGTCCGGCTTCGGAGAAGTTCGTACCGCCTCCTGCCACCGCTGCGGAGATTGCTGAACTGATCGGACAGGCCGACCCTGCCACCGCACCCATCCCCACGCCGAAACCCGCCAGCGTACCTCCTACGCCGACTACGCCGGCCGCAAAGCCCTCGACCGGCACTGCCGCCGCTGCTGGTGGCGTCATCGCGGCTCTGGCTGCCGGCTGGGCCTTCTTCTCCAATCTGCCGTGCCAGTGGTTCGGCTTGTTCTGCGGGTGATCCCATGACCTCGTTCTTCAAGATGCTCGCCAGGTGGCGTACCTGGATCGTGAACGGTCTCCTTGCACTGATCACGGTGCTTCCGGAGATCCTGAACGCGCCGGAGATCCTCGCCATCGTTCCGCAGGACTATCAGCGGATGTTCCTCGCGGGACTGTTCCTGCTCAACATCTGGCTTCGGCCCCGGCCGGCGGTGCTGCCGTCTGACCCGGAAGTGCAAATCAAGAAGGCGGTCGAGTGATGCTCAAGTCTCCCCGCATCATCGGCGCTTTCGCCATCCTCATCATTCTCGCGCTCGTCGTCGGCTGGATCTGGGACAAAGCCAGCGATGATGCCCTCAACCAGATTGAAAGGCAGAACAATGAAGCAGGTGACGCCTCGGACGATGATCGCTCTCGGTTCGATGTTTGCCCTGACGGCATGTGGGACTTCGGCGCCCGGAAGTGTCGAGGGCCTTCGACGGGTGGTCGGGACTGACCTCATCGGCGCCCGCGGCGCGACGACTGCTGATCAGCGCAAGATTGACCGCACGGTGGTCGGATTTTGCGCTGCGGCTCTCTGGACGCGGGACGAGTGCCAAAGGCATGGCGAAGCTGGCGGATGAGACGCAAAAGACCCGATCAGGCGGCGGGCCTGACCGGGTCTCGTCACGTCGAGCCTGCAGACTCGATGTGCATACTGAAGTGACAGCCAAGGCTTTCGCCGGGCTTGTGGCTTGCCTCGCACACCTCCAGTTCAGTGCATGAAAGCGACGATATGCCGGGATCGAATGATGACATTCTGCGGGTGCTGGGGCGAGTGGAGGAGGGGATCCATCGGCTCCGGGAGGATTTCCAGGAAGAGAAGCGGTCGGCAAGGGAGAGCCGATCCGAGATCCACAAGCGCTTAGACAAGCATGCCGATGAGTATTCCCGGCTGGATAGCACCATCATCCTGACCGGCCAGACGGTCGCTCAGCAGCGAGATGTCATCTCCGAACTTACGAAGGTGGTGGAGAAAGATGTCATGCCGACGATCAAGGAGGTGAAGGAGATCAAGGCGCTCGGTAAGCGGGCCTCGATGATCTTCATCGGGCTGGGGTTCACGGCTGGCGGAACCTTCATCTGGTTCTCGGATCTGATGATCACGGGGCTGCGCAAGTGGCTGCGGATCGACTAA